ATCCAATTATGCCTGAAACCAGCAATTCCAAGTGTTTTCGCTGAGGATTGCTGATGGGTAGCTTTAAATCATGTAAAATGTAGTTGTTAACTTCGTTTTCTTGGTTTAATATTATCTTTGCAGGCATTGATTTTATCCTTTGTAATGGCTTAGACACCTCTTACATCGGTAATTTTGAGGCCTGTTCTTAATTTGTTAGTTCTTTACTTCTTTTTTGCACAAATCAAGTTACTTTATTATAATCCAGATAAAAGCCAGTAATCCGGTTCTTTAAAATAAAATCCCGTAAATCCATTAAATCCGGTAAATCCTGTATTAGTTCCTTGTTTTAGGCCCGATACTTAAGTCTAAAAGAAAGATAACGGGATTTGTAGGATTAACAGGATTATAAATGGTTAATAATTGTAAATTGGGTATGCAAGCGTTATTTATTTTTTCCTAACAAAGTAGAATTAAGAACAGTGCCAAAACATTATTAAAAAATAGACGAGTATTAAAGGATAAAACAGCCCGGTAAAATCCTATTTCCGGTATTTACATCTTGCCGGATTGGCGCACTTCCCGTCCTCATCCAACCTGCTGCCGCATATCGGGCAAAACTCAACCATTGACTATCGCCTCCATCTTTGCGTTATACTCCGACCACAATGTTTGATATTCAGTCTTAAGACTATTTAGAAGTTCAGTATCATTTGTGGCAGATGCGGAAATAATTGCATCTTTTAATGCTTCAAAGTGCGGCAAATATTCAGTATTCAAAGCGTCAATCTGTTGTTGTATTGTTATCACTATTTCCGGTATATAGTCGTCAGTAACCTGCTCCCAACCGGAATATCGCAATTGCTTTAATTCGTCACATATCCAGCTATTACCCCAAGGTGGAGTTGAAGAAAGTTCATTAGTTGAAGAATTATGCCATAATGACATTTTATATCACCTCAATTTATTTTTAGGAAGCTCTGGCTTCTAAAGCAACCGAAGTTGCTTCTTCAATAGTGTTATAAGATCCATATGATTTACGCCTATATGAAACTCGATATTTATTACCAACTTGATAAACACCACGAATCCCAGTTTTTGAATGAGATTTAATATCCCATAACATTTCTTTTCTGCCAGATTGATATATCCAACCCTTATGAATTCTACGTTTACCGTTAATTAGTTCAAGCATATGACAATAAGTTAGATTATTATCTACACAGAATTGATAAAGATTAGTAATTGTAATAGCTTGTCCTTCAGGAGAAATAAAGCCGATATAAGTTTTAGCAGATTTTTGACCTTGTTCTTTTCTAAAACTCAATGTCCATATTTGTGAATTTTTAATTCTTCGTGATTCTGACCACTTCAAACCTAAATTACTATCAGCATCTTTTCTAGCATTATAACCTTTATCATCTTTATATGTTTCTAAAATATCTAACCACCATTGTTCACGTTCAATCAAATCATCTTTATCTGGTACAATCTCTAAAATTTTAAAAATAAAAGAACCTGGATTTTTGTTCCAGGTTCTTTGTAAGTGTTGTGAATGATGTTCGTTTTTATTCAATTTTCTTATATGTTCTTGAAATCTACGTTTTATATCAACTGAACTTCCTATGTACATTTTCTCATTAATAGCATTTTCGATACAATATATTCCTGATATTTTTATGGCGTAACACCTCACAATAACTCACAATACGCACCTATATAACCTGAAGTTTTCCAAACTCCATTAAGCCAGACAATTCCGCCTGCTTGAATTTGTACTCTATATGGGCTATTACTAGTCGGAACACACTGTATACCATAATTTGTAACATTATTAACCCACACTTCATCAATAGGTGATTCATTTTTACCTATAGCATCCTCAGCATATTTGTATTCCAGTTTTACTCTTCGAGTTCCAATTACATCAGGCCAATCTACATATGGACTACCACTAAAATACTTCCATCCCAGAAATACTCTCTTATTTCCTTCTGTTTTTGTTGCTCCTTCATTCCGCATATACTTATAATCAGTATCATTGTATTCAATTACTTTAGTCGAATCAGTCCTGGCAAATCCTAATGAAATGGAATTAGCCGGAAGACAATCATCAATTAAAGTTCGCTCTGATTGTTTCATAAGAGCATTATAATATTGGGCTATTTCTGGTTGAGATAATTGGCGTGGAATGATAGCTAAGTATTTTATACTTCCATCAAAACAGTAGCCTGAAGCACCCGTATAAGCATCCTTGCCAGTATACATAGGTAAGTTTCCCGTGTAAGGAAATGTCTGTATCCCTATATCAGAAGGATATGCCGAATCTAAATAAAACGTAACCACTCCAACTTTTATAGTTAGAGCAAGAAATACTGGCTTGCCTAATGGAACGAAGCTACTGGTCATTGCCTCTCCATTGGAAACTATATCAAATTTACCCTGATTAATTTGTATCGCTACCCCATTTGTACCTGTACTATTACGATTGCTTAATATAGTCCTAATGTTAGTAAGTGATCCATAAGATGCCAAAGTACAAACTGTAATAAAAGTAAATTCAGCAGGGAATGAGTAATTCCCCCATGATATATAATCAGCTGTACTTTTGAACTTTCTTGCTTTTCCCAACCCAATCTCACTATCAACAATAGTTGTCCCAGTGACCGTACCATTCATTGTCTCCGCTTCATCAGTTACGGTATTCCCGCTTGCATCGTCAAACTTCCAACAATGATAACCCGCATCGGTTGGATTGGGTGGATAACTAGCTTGATAACCCGTATAATGGCAAGGCAGGCAAAGTTTATTAGATATTTGAGCTATTTGTTGAGGAGTACGACATTTATTGCGTAGTTCAAAATAATGCATAGTGATGTTAGATAAATATCCGGTTGGATGATGAAAAATATAAGCATTTCCTGCTGCTGTAGTAAGAGCCGCAGCAGCATTAGCGACTGAAACTCCATTGATGTATGTGTATAATGCTGAACCATTATATACAGCATTAGCAAAATACGTTTTTCCTGTTTCTACTATAAAACCAGTGTCATAATGGGTGCTATTGGTCGCAATATGAAATTCTCCGGTACTCATAATCTCAAAATAAAATCCTTGATTAGTGCCCGTACCACCATAACCGCCAAGAATTTGCAATGATGGAAGACTATTGACTGTAAATACAATATCTAATTCTCTCTCTTGTGCTCCAGTAGGAAATCCAGTAGCATTAGAACTTACATAATAACCGGTTGAACCATCACCTTGCATGGCATAATCAGCCCAACCATCAACTTGAGTAATTGTGCCGTTTTTAACTAGATCATTGACAACAGCTAACCCGTTTCCTACTGCGGTATTACTTATATTTCCTGTGGTATTGAATATATAGCGCGCCACAGTATTTGTGTCAGTCGCTGGATAAACAGAATCGTACTTACTAATATTGGGGCTAGCGCTATCTAAATTTGGATTTTTGGCGGCATAAACATAAGAAGCTTTTCTGGGATTCAAACTCAGCGTTGAGGCCGCCGCCGCATGATATTTCCGTCCAATTACCGCCTCCAGCGGCGTGATATTCAGATTTAGTCCGTCTGCGGCAAACTTGCCGCCGTAACCGCCGTCCACTGGCTTTAAAATATAATTGTCCCCGGCTGGTATCAGCATATCCGCCGTTTGATGGATGGCGCTTTGGACATTTTCAGCCGTGATCAAGCCTTTGGAGACGCTTACCACATCCTTCGCTTCGATCTGGGCCTGTGTACCCGGCGTATGGTGATGAGCCGTAAATTGCTGATGGGTGACAAATGTCAATGAATTATCGATTATCGCGGTGACATTGGTGGCGCTTCCCACGGTGGTGACGACCTCAAATATCTCCTCCACAATATTGGCCCCCGCCGCCGGCAAATAGTCGGGCGTAACCCCGGCATTGGCCACAGCGTATAAAATCTCCCCCACATCGGGATCGTTTGCGAATATTCCGAGCTCGCGGATATAAAACCCTGAAGTGAGCCCGCTGTTGGAAAAAGCAACAGTCAGGGTTGCCAAGTCGTTATTCAATATGATCTCATTGATGGCCACCGACATTTTCTCATTTATCAACGCCGTTAAATCTTCCAATGAACTGCCGTCAGGTAGTTCACCATCTCCTATCGCCACCCTGGTGAACCGCAGCTCGGTGCCGGTTTGAGCTTTTCCTTGCAATACTGTGCCTAATACGGTTAATCGCAGATCTCCGAAATTAGCCATTTGATTTCCTCCTTAGTAAAGATTGTGTATTTTCTTGATTGATGCAAATTCGTAATCAACTCACCCCTTCAGTTGTTTTACAGGAAATAGTTCCCTGATTGCCTTTCCCCTCTCTTTTTCAGAAAGCTTTTATGAATGCTGAAGAGAGGGGAAGGTAGTATGATTAGCCTTTAACCATTAAAATATTTTTTGCCAGGACTTTAGATCCGGATCAAAAATGTAATGGGAAAGCAAGTTAATACTATGTTCCCCTCTCTTGGGCCTTCAGAAAATACAGTAATTTAAAAAGAGAGGGGATTGCAATCCGGTTAATGCAACAACCCGAGTAACTCAGGGGTGAGTTGAGCGCTTTCTTCATTATTGAATCTTCTGATAATGCCTTTGATATACCGCAAACCCGTAATAAAGGGGTTTGCCGATTTTTTTGATAGCCCCCAGGTAATCCAGAGTGGAACGCACGTTTTTGACGGCCTTGACCGCGCTGAAGATTTTATTGATCGTAGCCTCATCCGGCAGCCTGGCCTCGGTGGCGATCCGGAAATGGTACGGCGCTCCGCCGTAATCGAACCATTCCTGGGCGCTAGCCATGTCATAGGCGTCGCTCACGATCTGCTTTACCGCATAGGCGGTGCCTTTCCGGTATTTATAGAGATAACCGTTCTTCACCAAAGCGCGGCGCTTCGCTAAAGGCAGGTTTGAATCGTAAAAGTCAATGTTCATCTCCACCGCCAGCATATCCAGTACATTCGGACTTGCATTACAGATGTCCGCGATGGTTAAGACATTTTTAATTTTACCCGCCAGCTTCCGCCATTGTTTATCGATGGCCTTACCAACGGCAATAATCTCCGGACTCGCCGCCAAATTTTGCGGCAACAATTCCTGAAGAGTCACGTCATGAATGGTCTTACTCATCCTCCGGCCCTCCGTAGTTGACAGTGATGGTCCCTTCCGCGGCCACTTGGGTATTGGATAAAGGCCTAAAAGTTGGCGCGTTAACGACCACCCGTTTGGCCCCCGCGGCATAAATTAAATGCTGGAGGTATCCGGGATCGATGTCCCGGCCGATCTTGGACTTCTGCCAAAGCACATAAGCGGCCACCGCATTGTTCACTGCGGTCTTAATGCCGGACTCCAGAGCGCTGTCGCCGGTTTTAATGTAATAAGTCAGATCAATGTCATATCGCTCCTGAGCCGGCGCCCGGACAACGACCTTATCCGTCAACGGCCGCCGGGTGTCATCAGTTAAATATTTCCCCAATCCGCTGAGGACCGCCTCGCCGGGTATCTCCCCGTTCTCCAGAATGATGTAAATATCGACTTCTCCGTCGGCCAATGAATTGATAGCCACATCCAGGATGCCGGAACTGTATTCTTTGGTGAAATACTCATAAGCGCCGTAGGGGCCGGCCACGCTGAACGACTCCGGCTTCAAAAAGATCCGCTCCCGGAGGGATTCGTCATCCTCTTCATCCGTCCCGCCCTGGCTGGTGTCGGTATTGCTTACACTTTCCACATATTGTATCAAGTCCACCAGCACATTGAGCTGTCCGGCTGTAAACCCGTTACCGGAAGCGCCGGTTTCGGCGCATTCCACCGTAACATCGGCGAAACGGCTGCCCACCGGAATATTAGCTGCTTCAGCAGTAGCGAAATAGACATTTCCGGCAGCCACCCTGGTCCCGGCGGGAATAGTCACTACGCTGTTTTGAACAGCCGATAATGTAAACCGGACGGTAGCTCCGGCAGGGCCGGCCGGCAGGCGGGTTACGCCTACCCTGGCCCCCAACTGGTCCAGGTAATCGCCTGTCGCATATTTAAGAAGGTTCTGCTTGGCCGTAGTATTGATGGACTGCAATATCGAATAGATCCGCGCCGCATTGGCATACAGCAAAATACGGACCGGATCGCCCATGGCCAAAGTCTTGGCCTCGCCGGTTTCCTTGAAGTATTCGGCCTCGTAATCGGCGATTAATTCGCTTAAAAGGGTATCCACATCCGTATCCACGAAATCAATATCCTTCAAATGATTCAATTTGTCGATGCTGGACAAACTTAGTTCACCACCTTTGAGTTTAATGTTTATCTCTACCGCGGTTAAAACCCAATGTCAAACTGCTAACTCGCCAATACTTTCCATATGTATCGATGCTTGCCAACCCGCGTGTTTAAACACACGGCTGATATTAAATCAAACCCCATGAATGGGGTTAAACCCTAAAATTAAACAAACTGCTGAATTATTTTGATCCGGTTTTAACCGGATTGCACTTAACCAGCCGTGCGGTTTTAACCCGCGGATTGATAACAAAGCATTTATCATATATTTTTTATTTTATGTTAAAATAGTCTGATGACATTGGATTAAGACCCCATCTTTTTATAGCAACAACCCCGCAATAATAATCCCCTCTATTATAGCCGCGGCCTTCAGCATTTTATTTTGCCTTCGGCAGCTCTCGAATTCCTTTTTCAAGCTTGTCAAGCCGCTGCGTATCGAGTCCGTCTCCGCTTGCAATTGATTGTATGATGTCTCTTTGTTGTTGATTGAGATCTCCAAGCCGCTGATTCGCTGCTGCAAGTTGCTGTTGATCCGTTCTAAGCTCTGCAATTGTTCGGTGGTCAATTTGTTGTTGACTTTTAAACTCTCGTATTGTCTGCTCCGCTCGGCCAAGCTGATCCTTAATTCTTTGATAATCTGCAGAAACTCCATCCTTTGCTGCTCGCTGATGATATAACCCGCCTCCGCTCCATGGATAGAACCAGAGCAAGCCGCAAAAAACAATGAAAACAATAATACTGAAATAGCCAATCTTTTTAACCACAACGATCTTTCGCCTCCCTTATGTTGAATTTGATAAGCCACAGAGGCACAGAGACACCGAGAAAACTTATTCTCTGTGCCTCCGTGTCTCTGTGGCTAAATTGCTTTTAATTTATTACCCTAGCAATATAAAGTCCTTATTCTCATACCCCCGGATTCTTTGGCAGACTTCGTATCCCTCGGGGCTGCCCTCATCATTGGTATTGCCCTCGATAGTGACAAAGTGGTCCGGGGCCGCTTCCGCCACGATCCCGGTATGTACCCATTTGCCCGGTTGCCGCACGAAAAAGACCGCCCCGGTAAACTCCCCGCATTTATGTTTCCCAACCTCAGTCTCCGGCAGGTACATCCCCCTATGCATGGCGGCTTCAGCCATCAAGGCGCAGGAAGGAGAAGTCATGAAGGGCAGCTCAATGTTCAGGCTTTGACACGCCTGGCGGATCATAAAGCTGACGAAACCAGCGCACCAGGGCCACTCGCGGCCTTGATTGCCGTACATGTACAGGCGCACCCAGGGCCCCATGTTTTGTCCCCCGACTTCCCGGGGATGGACTGCTAAATGTTGTTTCGCATAAGCCACCACCATTTCTCCCAATGTCGCTCCACCGGCCGAAATAGGCTGCAAAGCCTTTCGCATCGGCTCAACCAGGCGGTTCAAGGTTTCCTCATCCGCTTCGCCGGTAGCTTTCAGATGTTGGGCGGTTTGAAAGTCCTTTACCGCCTGTCTGGTGGCCGGTCCGAAGATCCCGTCGATGACTAGGCCATGACCATTGAGAGCCAGCCACTCCTGGACGGCTCTTGTCCTGGCAGCCTGATCGCTGGTATTAAAGAAGCGATTATAGACTTGGTCCATTTGCTTTTCCTCCCCCGCCATGATTGTCACTCTTTGGATCGGCATTGTTAATCACCGGCCCCCTTGGCGCGCCTATTTTGATGTTCTCCATCAAATTGCCCACCCCAAGGATTGCCGCTCCGGTGTAAAGAAACAGTTTAAGCACTTCCACGGCAGCCGGCCGGGTCTTGGAAAAGGCAATAAAAAATCCAAGCACTATGGCAGCTTGGATTAACATGGTACCGTTGACTCTTTTCGACGAGATCCCGCCGTTCGGTCCGGTCAGCATGCGGACCAAAAAGCGCTTTATCCCCCGTAGAAATTTCCCGATCGCCCTACAAAACCTCATTCATCATCCGCCCCTTCCCTTTTTGTGTCTTCCTCCACACACTTCTCCAGGTATTTCATACGCAGATCCAGAGTGCCCATGAAAGTCTGAATACCGCGCAATATGTCGTTGGTCTCCTTCTGGATGGCCTGGGAGTTGAGGTTCATCTCAATATACTTGGTTTCCCGCTCCCGGCTCTCTTTGAGCAAGGTTTGATAAGCCCGCCAAAGGATCGTAAAACCGGCCACCATCCCTACGAAGAGGACCACGATTACGATGGATAACGCTCCGTTCATGCCTCCGCCGGCTTGCTGGATGGCCTGGCCGGTGGATGTGATGATTGATGTAGTTTGTTCCAAATATTTCACCACCTTGTCTTTGTTGTTGAAAAACAAAACTGCTACCGGCTTTAGCTGATAGCAGTTTATACAAATTTGCATTCAAATTAATACTGACAGAGGCAAATTTGTCTTATATACCAAGTTGCATTTTGGTTTATTAATTCCTTTTTGAATGCAACTTGGTATTAGTTCAATAAAAAGGACCCGGGGAAGCGTCCTTTTGTTTTAAAGTTCAGGATGCCTATTTTACCCCGCCCTCCCCAACGAAGTAATTCCTTGGTGTTAATTCACGGAGATGGATGAAGCTTGAGACTCGGGTTTTTTAAGCGCTTACTTGAGTGTGCTTAAAAGATAGGCCCTAATTTCCAGCAACTTACCTCTCTCCGATGGTTACCCATCTTCGAAATACATCGCCGGGGAGAGGATAGGAGTGGGGTCGCCTTATTTTAAAACTTAACTTGCAGTAGTCTCTGCCGTAGCAGCTTCCCGCACCGCTTTGGCGGTCACTAAAGTATCATACGCCGCAATATAAGCATCGCCCTCCATCCAAATCAAATCTTGCGGCACGGCTGTATCAGAGGTATGTAGATAGTGACTGACTCCAGGTTCATAATACCTGCCAATATAATTATCTGGCAATCCAAGATAGGAAATGCCGTAATCCGCCTCAAAATTGGCAATCGTCTCTATATAAACCTCTTCTTCTGATCTCCTGATGATAATCCATCCGTCAGGATGATGCTGAAAATTAGGATATCCCATTTAATTTACCTCCTTAATATCTCATGATATAGTTACAAGCTATCCACGGTTGCATGTTATTATGTGTCGCACTCCCACCTTGATAATCAGTGGAATTTGTGCCTACATAATTATTAGTTTGAAGAAGTTGTGCTCCAGCTGTATAGCCTGCGTTCGTCCCTGCGGTAATATTATGTCCATGGTATGGCATTTCGCTTATTGTCAATGTATGATTTTCTTCTCCACCAGTACTACCTAAAACATCAGCATTTGAGTTCAAAACAACATTAGCACTAGTCCCACCCATATTATCTTTACCGATTCCAACCCGTCCACGTTTATCCGGCAACGACAGCCGTTTATGAGCCGCAAAATCCTCTGCAGCACTTGAACCTTTTGCTATTGCCGCTCCAGCTGAATTATAGAGCTGAATCTGCGACCCCGCAGCATTTGCGGCATTCCATAACACCGTAAATAAACCGATAGTGCCGGCACTAGCAAGCGCGGTTGCGCCTGAACTTGCATCCCCGATTGTTTTGCCGTCAACCCATAGGTGGCGTGCGGGCAAAGTAGTGCCATAGTATTCCTTAACCACTCCCAGCGGGTCATTGGCTGTATTCTCATTATCCACATATTGTTTGGTAGCTGCATGAAGATTCTCTGTCGGATCGCTGCTCAAAGTTAACGAGCCGCTCATTGTATCCCCGGCCTTCAAAACATAAATTGACTCCGCGAATATGGCCGTTACATTAGCCGCATTGCCGACCGATAAATTGATGGTAAACACTTGCTCGATGGTTTCGGCTCCATCATAGGCGGGCATATAATCCGCCGCATCCCCCGCGTTGGCTACCGCATATAAGATTTCGCCTTCATCCGGGTCAGTGGCGAATATGCCCAGCTCCCGTATATAATAGTTTTCGGTTAAATTTTTATTGGAAAAATTGGCTTTAATTTTAACGGATTTATCGCTGACCGAAAGGTTGCTGATAGCTACAGTCTGTTTCTCATCAATTAAAGCCGTCAAAGTATTTAATTGCGTTCCCGGTGGCAAAACCCCAGCGCCCAATGCTATCCGGGTGAATTTTAATTCGATCCCGGCCTGTGCCTTTATTTGTAATGCATATCCGATATTCGTTAATGTTAAACCGGTAAATTCAGCCATGATTTAACCTCCTTTATATCTGGAATAATATAGTTCCCCTCAATATCTCTACTACCAACAATTCATTGTATACTGTCATCCTCAATACCTCATGATATAGTTACAGGCAATCCAGGGCTGCATGTTATTGTGGGCTCCATTACCACCTACGTAATTAGTATTAAAAGTAGGATATAAACCATTACCACCAGAAGCTAGTGGACCATCCCACCCAGGTTGGGCATAAGCGCCACCACCTAAAGTGGTTATCGAATGGTTATGAGAAGGCATTTCTGGTATAGTTAATACATGGTTTTCTTCGCCACCTGTTCCACCTGAAATATCAGCGTAGCTGTTTAATACAACATTAGCCGGGATTCCACCCATACTATCAAGACCAACACCAACCCGCCCACGCATATCCGGTAAGCTTAACCGTTTATGCGCCGCAAAGTCCGCCGCTGCGCTGGCGCCTTTGGTGCTTGAAACACCTGCCGAAGTGTAAAGTTGAATTTTTGATCCACTTGCATTGGCTGCATTCCAAAGGACTGTGTAGAGATCAATAGTGTCCCCATCAGCCCTGCCTGTTGCGCCGGAGCTTACATCTCCGATGGTACAACCGTTCGCCCAAAGATGGCGGGCGGGCAATATAGTACCGAAATATGCTTTAACATGACCAAGAGGGTCCAGCAATTCCAGTAAACAATCGACATACTGTTTTGTGGCGGCCCCTAAATCAGTTGTTGGGTTTCCACTCAATATCAGTGGCCCGGTCATAGTGTCCCCCGCCTTCAAAAGCGTCTGAGCGTCAATACTTTCAAAGTTTTGGCGTAATACCGCTCGCTTTACACTATCCGTGCCGTTAGGCAACTCCAAACCCATATTTCTTGAAATATCACTCAAATCGATACACCTCCAATTGATTCCACGTGAATTCCAAAGCGTCCAAATCATCCCAGGTAATATTGACGGCATCCAAATCATTCCATATCGTTCGCGCAATTACCCTGTGATGGCAAGTCTGTTGCACTCCAAACCCGTAATAAGTATTTAAGTTGCTGTTCTTCAAAGCCTCGATACATTCCAGTTTGGAACGCACATTTTTCACGGAGTTAACCGCCCGGACCACTTCAGCGATCTTGCTTTCACGGGGCAGATTTGTTTCAGTGGAAATTTTAAAATAAAACGGTTCTCCATTATAGGTAAACCATTCCTTGACAGTGGTCTTGTCAAAAGCATCGCTTACGATCTGCTTCACCGCATCGGCCGTACCTTTACGGTATTTGTACAGGTAGCCGTTTTTCACCAACTCCCGCCGCTTCTCCAGGGGCAGGGTCTGATCGTAAAAGTCGACATTGATCTCTCCGGCCAGGTTGTCGACAACCTCCGAAGCGGCATTATCAACATCGGCGATAGTCAGGCAATTGTTGATCGAACTTGCCAAAGCTCGAAACTCACCGTCAACCGTCCGGCTGGCTGTGATAATGTCCGGATCGCTGCGCAGGTTCTCCGGCAAAAGTTCAAGTAAAGTTACCTCATTAACTTTTTTACTCATCTTCCAACTCCTCCGGATTATCGTGTGCGGTAATCATTGCCTCCCCTGCCGCTATTGCTATTTCTGTATCCCCAACAGCGGTGTATACCGGAGAATTAACCGCCACCCGGCTGGCGCCGGCGTTCATCACCATGGAAATCAATTTAGACGGATTGATGTCCCGCCCAATCTTTGACTTTTGCCAGGCAATATACTCCGCTACAGCATTATTTACTGCTGTTTTGATTGCATCGATTAAGCCTTGATCCGGTTTCTTGATGTAATACTCAATGTCAACGTTATAATTCACGATTCCCGGCGCTGCAACCGTTACGTCATCCGTCAGCGGCCTCCTGGTATCATCCGAAAGATATTGACCAACCGCCTGAATCAGACCGTCCTCCGGCAACTCGCCATTTTCAAGAATAAAGTAAACCGAAACCTTTCCCGGTTCTGGTGATATGACATTAACATCAGCGATTGACGAATTGTATTCCTTGGTAAAATACTCGTATGCCCCAACCGGTCCGGCCACGCTGAAGGATTCCGGCTTGGTAAATATCCTTTCCCGCAGGGAATCATCATCTTCTGTATCGGTCCCGCCCTGGCTTTTACTGGTATTGATAGTACCGGTAACGTAGGGAATCGGATCAACCAAAGTGGTAATCTGGCCTGCTATATAACCGTTTCCGATAGTGCCGGCCTCAGTGCATTCAACAATCACTTCAATCTCGGTACTTTCCGCCTTAATCTCGGCATCTTCGGTAGTCGCAAAAAACACATCCCCACCGGCGCTGACCCGGGTGCCTTTGGGAATGGTAACCACCATAGCCTGCTTTTCGGCTAAACTAAACTTCTGGCTGACCTTGGCCGTGGTTGCCTCTTTACGGGTCACCCCGATCCTGGCCCCCAGGTTCTCCAGGTAGCCGCCGCTGGAATATTTCAATAAATTATTCTTGGCCGCCCGGTCGATCAGTTGGTAAGCGGTATAAATCCGCAGCGCCTGGGCATAGATCCAGATACGGACCGGATCGCCGCCGGCCAGGATTTTCTTTTCACCGGTAGCTTTATAATAGGCGTCCTGGTATTCGGCGATCATACCGGCTAAAAGTGTATCCACATCTTTATTTACAAAGTCGATCTCCGGCAAATTGTTTAGTAAATCTATACTACTGGGCAAGGCCGATCACCACCTTCGGTTTCAGAATGCCGTTCACCGCATCGTAGCCGAAAGTGACTTTTTTCACTTCGGCCCGCGGCTCATATTTTTTTACTTTCTTGATATATTCCACTGTCAGACGGTTCTTGGCCGCCTCCATCGGCAAGTCGGCAATATCCATATTCACCCCGAAGTCCCGGTCCATCACCACCGTACCGGCCCTGGTGGTGAGGATGGTCTTGATATTGCGGATGATCTCATCATTGCCGTTTGCGCCGAATTCTATTTCCAATTGAACAGTTGCCGCATCAATCATTTACTGCACCTCCGCTATATACTCTTCCAGCGTTACATCGATTTTGCCGGAGAATAGTTCGCCATTATTAAAGATGACGTCCCAAGCCTCGCTGACCGACTTCACCACCCAAAAGTCATCACCCACCAATACGCCGCCGATAACTAACAGTTCAGCCCGGCCGTTTTCAGCCAGGCTGATCCATTTCTCCATCTCCTCGCGAGGTTTGACGCCGAAATTACCGTTAAGCGTAATGGAGAATGAAACCGTCTTCAGATTGGGGCCGATATATTCGGTCTTTGGCTTGTACTTGGCTACATTGAATGTTTCCGCCGGGGTTTGCCGCCCAATCGTCTCATGGTTACTAAACCGCGCCGAGGCCTCCAGTTTAAAACCGCTGAAATTTAAAATTTTGCTGTCCGATGTTTCAAAAATGATATCTCCAAAATAACCGATCATTACATCACCTCATTATTCAGGCTTTTGAGTTCTGCCTAAACCTGTTGAAATACCACCGTGAACATGATTCAGAAAACTAATACCCCCAATTACCGCATCTGCGCCTATTTCTGCCTCTCCCCCAATGGTTGCATTCCCGCCGATTGAGGTATTCCCGGAAACAGATAAATTGCCGTTAATTTGTAAATTGCCATTAAAAACAATCTCTTTAGCGATAAGCGTGTATGTCTTTGCTGCCCGGTCGTATTTAATCGTTGCATCTTTCAAAAGCCGTTTAAAATAAATGTCTTGCCCATACTCCACCGGCAAATCACTGTCATAATAATACCGGCCCAGGCAAAAACCGTTGCTAATTCCGTTTCCCAGGAACAAGCACAGTACCGGCTCGCCGATCTTCGGCATCTCATACTCGAAGGAAAGCATCGGCAGTTCATCCGTTACGATGCTGTCCTGGTCTTCAAAACAGACCCGCAGCTTTCCTTGGCGGTAATTAATGGAAGACACCGTTCCGATCCGGATCAAGTTCTTTAAATTAACCATTTAGTATCCCACCAGACATTTATGAAGTTCCAGGCCGGTTGTAAACCCGCCGCCTATTTTGTGGCTGACCTTGTCGATATAATAGTTGCCGTTAAAAATACCCAAGTCTTCGATGGTTACGACTTGGGTGGGGACCAGTTCCAGATTGCCGGGCAGCTCCAGGCTTAACGTGAATTCTTTTTTATTCAGCTCCCGCAGTCTACATCTGGCATAGAGCTCTGCTTCAGCCAGGCTGCCGGCTGTCTCGTTGATCTGGTAAATCTTGCTCCCGGCCTTGCCGGACGGCTTGAAAGTGTAAGTAAACGTAGTGTGCGATTTGGGATTGGTATAAGAGATTTTACAACCATCGTAACCCGTATCGGTAAACGTGGTTTTGGCGCTCCATTGAATCAAATCGGATTCGCAAATCGTCAATGCCGGTACCGCTGATTTGGCTTCATATTCCATTTCGCTGAAGATGACGATTTCCTGATTGTAGATCTTGATCGCCAACCCGTTCTTCCGGCACAAATTGGCCAGAAAAGCCGCATCCGCCTCTTTGCTTTGTTCCACAAAGGGTATCACCGGATTAAAAGACGAATTGAAATAGAGAGCCAAATCGGCGTTACCGGCGATACTTTGGGCGATTTTTTTGACGGACGCCTTTTGCCAGGTCCGGCTATGCTCTACCGTCATAAACTTGGAGTCCGCCGGCGCCGAAACCGCCCCCAGGCTTAAAACGCGGGGCCTGCCGCTGTAACTGGGCTCGTCAATAACAAACCGGCCGCAATAAAACCTTTGCGAGTCGCCTTCATAATTCCAATTCTCCGTAATGATGGTCGGCATGATGATATCGCCCTTGGACGGCGCCCAGCCGGAGATCCATTTCCCCAGGTCGTCCTTGAGCTCGATCGCCGCATCATCCGCCGCGCCGGAGGCGTTGTCGTTAAAAGTGAAACTTTTCAGGTCCGGCGCGATATCGTTGGTAATGTTCTTGCCTTCGTAGATCAGTTCAACACTGGCCCGTCTGCTTTTCATGATTCCTTCCTCCACGGCGGCATACTGCCGGATATATTGTTTGCATTACTGATATCGGGGATGGTTAAATCAATCCCTCCTGAAAAAATGACAACCTCCAAATAATCCGGATTGGCCTCCATCAGTTCCCGGGTATACTTTTCATCTCCCAACAGGGAAAAGGCGATACTGTCAAAAGTATCGCCCAGTTTGGTTTGGTATTTAGTCGACATGTTAGTTTTCATTCCTTTCGCTACATATGAAAAAATACTTTTCAGCATAGTTTCATACTAAGTTGCGTTCAAAAAAGTATTAAAATTTAAACGCAACTTAGTATTTGTACCAATTTACCCATCCATATTTATCTGCTTGAATGCAAATTGGTATCAAATGCCTAAAAATCAACTCATTGTTATGATAAAAGCAGAAGTTCCCATTGAAGGGCGGTAGATGGTATACTTCTAGTTGAGACAATACTTGACTGGAGGTGATGGCTGTAGGGGGTGTTGGGATAAAAAAGCCCGTCAAC